GCTCGCAAGTAAGCCCCTCACCATAGGACTCATACCATCAGGACTATTCAGCCTAGCCACAAGTGTTTGTAAGGGTTTCGTATAGTTGCCTGCGTCCGCTGCGGCCATAAGTGGAGTAATCTGCTTGGCCAACCACTGCGCTGCCTCTTCTTCGGTGGTGATCTCCTCAGTAAGATACCGACGCCAATTTTCTAATAATGTTTTCACTCAAACAATCCTTATAGCAGGGCTCACCCCCGCTTGGTTATGCTGCCGTTGCAACAGCGACGAACTTCTGGTCTATTACGCCTTCTCATTTTTCCCCCTGATCATTTCTTCAAGTCTCTTGTAGATCTTCTCTTCCATTCTCGTCATATAGTTGTATGCGGGATCTGGATCCTTGTCACTCTGCCATCTCTCAAAGTCGGATTTTCTTCCAACTTCTTTAGAGCGAGCGGCAGAAACATCGGCGTAAGGGCGCGTCTTAAGCCACTGCCGGTGGGCGATGGCCGCTTCTTCGGCGTCGTAGCGGTCTTGCCAGGCCTTGTCTTTGGCGGCCTTTTCGGCGGCGGCGATATCTTCCTCGGACGGCGACTCGGGCTCTGGTTCGACCTCCGGTTCTGGCTCTGGCTTTGGCCCGAAGCCAATATCCTTTTTGAACTTTGACCAACTCCACTTTTCATCAAGTGCTAGAATCTCTTCTTTAATAATTTGCTTTAATTGGGCTTTGGTGACTTTCATTCTGGAGGGCTCCTATTAATCTTTAAACCGAAATCATCTAATAACATTGTAATAAAATAACTTGTGCCTGCTGCGATCCACCCACATATGAATGGATTTATAAAATTGTACTCAAATGTAAATAGTTCTGTGTATCCGTTTATCGCCCACAAGAAAATACCAGCCCAAAAGCCAACGCATAGAGGGCAGTGGAATAATTCACCCAATTTGCCTTTGGTGGGCCTTATGGGGTTAAAGATGGATCCATACAAGAGGATGAAGGTTAAGCCATAAGAGGCGAGAATAAAGTGTATAAGTTCCATTTACACCTACAAACGATAGATGGCAGACAGACCATACGGCTGAGTTCCTGGTCGTATCGAACCCTTTTCGGCTGCTTGGCGTCTCGGATCGAAATCTGTGGAGTCTTCCTCATCGGGCTCAGTGAGCCTCTTTTCAAATTCATCATAAAACTCTTTCTCGTAAGCAAGATGAGGCCTCTCGGCGTCAAGAAATTTTTGTAAAGCATATAACACGTATCCCACACTATCATATTCGCTTGATTCGGGAATGTCTGCTTGCATCGAATTATAAACAGAGCCGCCTTGAACAGTCCCATACTTTACAACGCCCATCTTATAAAGATATTTAAAGAGCCTATCTTCGGCATCATAAACATGCGAGCCCATCTCATTTTTTGGGAACGCCACAACCTTGAGGTCTTTAGGCATGATAACTATATCTATGTCTCGGTGATCGAAAACAATAAGATTTCCCTCAAGTGTCTTCCTGATCTTAAAAGATAACGGAAACTCCATCTTCTTGTCTCTTATTGAGACTTTGACCTTGGAGCCCACGTCCTTCTCGGCAGTGCCTATTGAAACATTAACCGACATCGCTTTGTAGCTCCCCTACAAGCTCTTGCAGCTTAAGCACTTTCTTCAGAAGATCACCATCTATCCACTGGCCCTTGAACGAGTCAATCACCTCCAACACCGGCTCAAAGTTATTGTTCTTACTTGACTCACTGTGTACGGCTTCTCTCAGCCTAGCAATCTCAGTGTTGAGGAATATTTTAAGACCCAACCCATTGTCAGAAAACGAATTAATGTACTTTTGTAGGAGCGTTTCTTGCTCCGCAAGCAACTTCTTGTCAAACATAGCATTAAACTTTTTAATATGAGTTCGCATAACAAGCTTGTCCGTCGACACTTTCTTGCTTTTTTTTGCCTCTGCGAGAGGTCTTTTCGTCATATACCCCAAAAACTGCTCTTCCAGAATAACCCTACTCTTGGGGCCGAGTTCCCCGCTGAACAACTGGTATGCCGTTGCCATAGAGGTGTACGATGGTACAAAATTATCAAACACCTCAGAAGACAGCAACTTGTTTATCTTATTAATAAGGCTCGTCTGTTCTGCGAACATTTCATCTTGCGGAAGAGCAGCATGTTGGCTACAAGCCTCTTTGAGCACTTTCTCTGCCTGTCGGGGCGTGACGCCGTCAGTCGATAAAATAGATTTATAGATGGAAAGTTCACCCTTCAGCAAAGAATTCGCACCAAAAGACTCTTTCAAGATCTTTAAAATAACTTTCTTTCTCTCGACATCGTTGGCGATGATGGACTTAGTTAACTCTTTAGAGAGAACTTCAAACAAGAACGCCGTATTTCTTTTTTTATTGTGTTTTAGTCTCATTTAGTTTAATCTCTAATCCTTCAAGCATGCTGTCTATCTCTCGCTTTGATCCGAATATGTGTTTCTCTTCCCTCGATAAACCATCTTCTTCTATATAATTAGAGTCTTTGCCCTCTGAAAGATACCCCTGGAAAGGTAATTCTACAGCATTCCTTATCTCAGACCCTGTCCAAGTCCCCCTATGTGTTCTTCGAGGGCCCTGCTCAAGGGGGACAATATTCTTCTTTGTTTCTTTTTTAAAAGCGACTGCTGCCTTATCCCTTCTTTTAGGCTTATGTGTTTTTCCTTTCCACTTCGGCTTTGTATACTCTGGGGCCCCCGGAACGGGGTCCGGTGACTCAGTGACTTCCTCTCCCGGCTTTGCTAGTAACACATCATCTTCCACTTCTCCACCAGCGCCTTCTTCACCACCGGCCTCACTAGGTGGCTCTTCCGCGCCACCCAATTCGAATCCACCTCCCTCCATCTCTGTGCCTCCGGTAAGGTCCATTCCCATAGCGGCTTCTTCGGCTTTGATTGATTGTTCAAGCGCTAAGTCAAGCTTTTTATCAAAGAACCTCTCTCTCTGCATGCGCAGCGTTTCTTTCTCAGATATATTAAAAATGTTCTCAAATACCCATCTACGAGAAAAGTACCCCTCCGACCCAGCAGAAGCGACATCAAATTTGGTCCTCCAGTGCTCTAGCTCTTGTAGTTCGGCGAGCTTGGAAGGGTTGTTCAGGGTCAGTCTAAAACTTGTAAGATCTCTACCGCGATAGCCAAGAGTAAAAAGATGGATGATCGCCACCTTTTCAAGTTCCGAGACAACAGACTTCTGTAGTCTCTGTATTGTTCTCGCAAATCGAATATCCTTTTGCGCCAAGGTTGTTTTATCTTCTGTCCCTCCTTCCATGTTTGTAAGGTAAGAGGCCGGTATCTTCAGCGCAGCAAATAGCTTATCTCTCAAATATCTGATATCATCGATGTCGCCTGTGTATGTGCCTCCCGGTAAGTTCTCTATCCTCGTGCCTTGCTGGCCCCCTCGAACAGGGATAAAATAATCCTCTTCAGTAGACATCGGATTATAACGCAAATCTACTCGACCAGTATTTTGATTAACAATTTGATTCCTTTTCATCTGCGTTATAACGCGCTGCATGTACTGCTCAACGTCCTGTGGTGCGATATTTCCCACATCCACATAGAACACTCTACGCTCCGGTGATCTTACGATACGATACGCCATAACAGCATCTTCCATTAACGTAAGTTGTCTCCAAATTCTACGAGCGGGCTCTAAAACAGAAGTGCCATATGGAACATACTTATCATTACCTAAAATACGAAAATGTGCAACCTGCCAGTTCTCAAACGTCATCGCCCCCTGGTTCCACTGAAACTGCACGTATTTAGGGTTCGTCTTATCCTCGCCCTCTAGCCTTTCGATCTCATTCGATGGAAGACCTATGGCGTACTTAATGCCGTCATTATCGTCAATGTCAAGGTAAAGAAAGAAGTCTCCATACTTACACATCGCTCGTGTCCATCCGAAAAGATTAAACTCCAAGTTAAGAATTTTAAAAAACAGGTTGTCTAATATGCCTTTTATCTCTTCACTATTGGTCTTGATATTTAACATATCATTAAGCTCATTGCTGGTAGTCATCTCGTCAGCATAGATGTCCAGCGCGGATGCGATTTCAGGAGTAAACTCCATCTGGTCAAAATCAATATACCGTTCGCCCCGCTGTTGATTTGACATATAGGAGAACGCAAGCGACTTATAGGGATTGTGGTCCTCTCGCTTAAACGATTGGCCAGAAGCAGACTTAAACTGACTCGCTTGGGTGGCGTACTGCCTAGACTTTAGCTGTCTTGGCTGCTCCCTGTCATAAACAGCAAGGGGTCCCGAAAGCAGCCTCGTTAGCTGTCTGTACAGCCTGCTGGCGGGGTTATTAGGATTTTTAATGTTGTTTTTTGCCACTTTCTACCCCTTCAGTAACCACGAATATTCTCTATACTTCTCAACCTCACCCGTCTGCTGTATCTCCTCGAACCCATGCATACCAGGAATTGTAGTATTCATGGTGGTGGGGTTGCGCACCATACATTTCAAAAATGTTTCTCTATAACTCACGTCCCTCTGCCCTTCAACAAAAACACTATCCTTAACCCAGCACCCAATTGCGCATGCCATTATAAGATCATCATTGCTTTTGCGTGACGCCTGCGGGCGTCCGGACTTCCAAACAAATTGCTCCATCTCAGCCAAGGTCCTTCTTGAATATATTTTAATTAGTTTATTTCGTACAAACTCTTCCATTTTGGCAATTATCAAAGGTCTCGTTTTTTGTGTGGTGGCAAACCCTGGGATTGCTGTCGACATATACTCTCCAATATAGCTCTCCACGTATTCGTGCGTACTCTTCTTGGAATAGTATATGTTCGGGTAACCTCTGTTAATTAACTTTTCTAAAACAGAAAAGCCCACGGTGTTATTTTCAACAACTAACATAGAGTTGCCGTACTGTTTTCCTGCGCTCATTAGAACCTCTGAAAAAATATCAGGCGTCGGCTTCCCTTTATACTCAGCCACAACCTCATTAGTGTCAATTCTTATTACATGAAAGACAGAAAAATCATTACCATCTCCTCTTGCCACATCAGCCGAAATAAAATAATCAGCAGATTCATCATACTCCCGCCAGATCCACAAATTTCTATCAAACCCTGTTTTATATTTGGGGTCCTCACACCCCTCCTTCATTCTCTGTATATCTTCCGAATCAAAAACAGTTTCACCAGACATGTTAAAATTGCACTCTAGTTCCTGTGCGATCTGTCTTCTTGACATATTACGAGTTTCTTTATCAAACCACTCCTGCCCCCTATCGGGATGTACTTCCCACGGTAGCACCGTCAGATTGAAATCATTTTCGCCACTCTCAGCTTTAGAGCAAATCTCATGGAACCAATTACCAACCCCATTCGGAGTTGACAAAGCTATACACCGGCCGCCTGTCGAAAGTGTAGGGTACAAACCGGTCCATAATTCTTCGAGCCCATCAACGTGCGCGGCCTCGTCAATAACCAATAAGGATAGCGCCTCAGAACGACCAGCGTCTCCGCTAGTTGACGAAGCTTTTATTTGTGACCCATTTGATAATTCAAATGATGCCCTATTGTCAATGGAAATGTTTGTAATTTGCATCCAAGCAGGCAAATTCTTAATCATCGCCTTAACCTTTTTAACCAAGTTGGAAGCCGTACCAAATTTAGTAGCAATGACAAGAACGTTCTTATCCCTATGAAAAAGCATGAGCCACGCCACATATGCCGCAGTCACAGTAGAAATGCCGAGCTGCCTTGCCTTTAATATGACATTAAAGCGATAGTCGTTAAACTCATGCACCAGATCCCTCTGAAAGTCGTAAGTCTTAAACGGGATAAGGCCTCTCATGGGGTGGGATATTCTACAATAGCTGTTTATAAAATAAGCCGGGTCTTTACCCGATTTTACAATTTCTTTTACAATCTCGTCCTTTGAAAGCTCAAAAGACATTACGCTCTCCGAGTATCGTTCGGTGACCTCTTGTTGGTACTTTGATCAAGGAAATTCTTAAACGATTTTTCAATGTCGCCGCGTTCTGGTTTGTTCTTTAGCACCGTAGCCTTAGTCTCCAGTCCATCGTTGGGGGCAATCCCCTCAAGCCCGCCTATCTTGTAGCTCTTCTGGCACATAGCAAACACACGAACGCGACTCGTCTCTTGCACCAAGATATCGCATTCCCCCATAGCTTTCAAGCTTAAAGTATCGCTAGTGATCTCTTTGTATTTTTTTTGCAGATGTTTCCTAATGTCCTCTATTGTTGCATCAATATCATTCTCAAACGGAGTTGAATACACCTCCTTGAGTGTACACTCCGTTTGATAGTTGATCGTAAGTGTGTCGCCCATGATCTTAACTTTGAAACCATCAATACGACGACTATCGTATACAGGATGCCCTTCTTCCCTCTTAAGGCCAATCTTATACGGCTTGCCTTCCGAGTCTAATGCGCCATCATAACAATCTGCCGCTGCTTGGGCGATCCCTTTTACTATATCAAGTGTTTTTTGTGACATCTTTTGGTCTCCATCCTTCTAGCCAACGTTGTTCTCTACTCTCAATGTACTGTATGTAGCAATGTTCACAACATTGATATTTGCTGGTGTAAATATCATCTTTTATCGTCATCAACCTTTTTGTACAAACCGGACAATATAATAATGTCTCTTTAGTAAGTAGTTT